ACATGGTCGAAGCGCGCAAGCTGGAGATCGAAAAGGTGATGAAGCTGGAGAAGCTCCAGCTCGAACTGTTCTTCACGCACCCAGCTGGCAGCCTGTCGCTCGTCGAGCTCAGAGAGAGAACACGGCTCGACCTCGAAGTGACAGGCAACGCCTACTGGGAGATCGTGCGCGATGGCCGCGGTCAGATCAGCATGTTGTCGCACGCGCCGAGCATCGAGATGCGACTTCGTCCGCTCGACGCAGAGTCAGTCGAGGCCGCCGAGCCGCGACGCATCAGCGCAGTGAGCTTCCGAGAGATCAAGATCCGCAAGCGCTACCGCACCTTCGTGCAACGCGTGAACGGCCAAGAGGTGCGCTTCTTCAAAGAGCTAGGCGACCCGCGCCTGGTGTCAGCGGTGACTGGCATCGCCTACACCAACGACGCCGCGGCAAAGAAGGCAGAGAAAAACTTTCTCCCTGCCACAGAGATGATGCACTTCAGGATCTACTCGCCGCTGAGCGTCTACGGCGTGCCGCGATGGGTGGGCGCTACGCCGGCGGTGCTAGGCACGCGAGCGGCCGAAGAAGTCAACCTGCTCTACTTCGACAACAAGGCGGTGCCACCGTTGGCGATCCTGGTGAGCGGCGGCACGCTAGCGCGCGGAGCCGTCCAGCGGATCAAGAATTACATTCGCGATCACATCAAAGGGCGCGACAACTTTCACAGCATCTTGGTGCTCGAAGCAGAAGGCCGAGCGGCGATCGCTGGCTCGACGCCGCCACGCGTGCGCATCGAGCTAAAGCCGCTCACCGATGCGCAGCAGCAAGACGCGCTCTTCATGAAGTACGACGAGCGCAACACCGAGAAGATCGGCGGCATGTTTCGGATCCCGCGCATCCTTCGCGGCGACGTGCGCGACTTCAATCGTGCGACAGCCGACGCAGCGCTACGCTCGGCAGAGCAACAGGTATTCCAGCCTGAGCGCGTGAAAGTCGACTTCATGGTGGTTACCTGACGCCGGAAGAAGCGCGCGCCATCGCAGGCCCACTCTTCGGCACAGATTTCAAGTCGATCGATCAGCCGTGGACGAAGGTGCCGCCAACGCTCTTCCAGGCCATGCTGCAGCAAGGCATCGGGCTACCGACGCAGCCGCAGGCGCCAGAGCAGAAGACCGACGACGGCTCGATGGTCGACCGACTGCTCGACATGCGCAACAGGCTCGAAGCTCGCGCCGACGAAGCTGCTGTGCTGGAGCTCAGCAAGTCGCGCGACGCCGAGCTCGACACCGTGCTGGTCAAGGTTCCCGCGTCAGAGTTTGCCAAGTGGGTCGAGCTCGGCGCAGCTGGTGATGCCAGTGCGGCACAGTAGCGTCGACCTGGGCGACGCTCTCGCCGAGCTCGACGCAACTCTCGAGCTCGTCGGAGTCGCCCAGGTCGAGAAGGCAGGACCGAACCCGCTCAAGCCAAAGGGCTTCGACCAGCTGATCATCGAGCTAGAGCGAGACATACGGCGCGTCGTCGGCAAGCGCGAGCGCGAAGCCATCGCACGAATGATCCGCGATCTCGATCGCAACTGGTCAGGCATGACAGAGGCGGCAGCCGCAACGGTGATCGCTGCAGCCGTCGCCAACGTCGGCAAGCTCGGCCCAGTGCTGGCGAAGCCGGTCGGCGAAGTGGTGATGCGATCGTTCGGTGAAACAACGATCGCGAGCAACGCTGCAGCCGCCACACAATACAACGCGGTTAGCATAATGGGCTCGACCGACCTCGTAGACAATCGCGTCGTGAAGACGGTGCGCACGCGCCAGGCATTCTTCGTGCGCAACGAGTATGGCGTGCGACAGCAGCGGCTCTCTGCGATGGCGCGCAACATCGTCGCAGACGGAACGGCGAACGGCTTCACATCGAAGGCCATCAGCGAAACGCTGAGCGCCAGGCTCGGCGCTGCAGGCATCAATCGATCGGTGCACTACTACCGATCGGTCGCCGGAATCTACCAGGCGCGCGCTCGAAGCTACGGGCTGCTGCGCAGCTTCGCAGACGGCGGCATCGATCGATTTCGCTTCGAGGCCGTGCTCGACAAACAGACGACGGAGCAGTGCCGCTTCATGCACGGCAAGACGTTCAGCGTGCCGCGCGCGCTGAAGTCGTTCAACGATGTGACAGGCGCCGGCCCAGAGTCGGTGTATGCGCTACAGCCGTTTATGAACACCGGCCGCGACGCCAACGGAAACTCGATCCTGTACTACAGCAAAGGGCAAGGCGGGCCCCGCGTTCAGGTCGCGCGCGTCGACACGCCAGGCGTCGGAGCGGCCGACCGCCGCGGGGGCTACAGTCGCGCTATGTCGAGCAGTAGGCTAGAGTCAGCAGGCATCACGACCCCGCCGCTTCACGGGCTGTGCAGGTCGACAATTCTCGCAGAGGTATGATCATGACCGCAGACGTCGTCGACATTCGCAAAGCAACGAACCAGATCAGCGGGCTGATCTCAGCCGTCGGACTGGAGCAGGCTTGGACTGCCGTAGCCAACGCGCAAGAAGATCAGCTGGGCGCCGACGAGCGCGACGCCGTCATGCGTGAGATCACCACGCTGCAGCTCGTCAAGGCCGGCGAGCTCGTGAAGACAACCGGGCTCACACCCGAAGTCGTGCAGCTGCTGCAGCTGTTGATCAACCTGATGGCCGGCGACCCAGGCCTGGCACCGGGCACGCCCACCGAAGACGCTCCGCCACCGGTCGAGCAGGCTCACACGCCAGCACCACCGCCGGCAGCGGCCGCACCAGCCGCCGCACCTGCGCCAGTCGCACCGACCGCCAAGGATCTGCCGGCGCCGCTGGCGAACGCTGGCACCGCACCGCTGCACGACGACCCCGCCGATCTGCCCGATGCGAACAAGGGCACCTATGGCCAGACGGCCGACGGTGAAAAGAGCTTCACCGAGACCGGCAAAGATGTGACCCAGAAGGATCTGCCGCCACCGCAGAAGGATCCGCAGCCGAGCTCGGCGCAGAAGGATCCGCCGATCGCGACGCCGCAGGCCGACGCCGTGCGAGGTGGCAGCGGCGGCGGCGGCAAAGAGGGCGGCGACGCCAACGCGCTCGACGCGCCCCAGAAGGACGCACCGCTGACGTCGCCCCAGAAGGACCCGCAGCCAGGCACGCCGACACGCAAGGCGGCGCAGGTGCAGAAGGATGCGCGCACCGGGCTGCCGCTCGCGAGCTCGCCTGGCTTCTGGCACGAGGCAGACATCGGCAAGAAGACGAACCCGCTACTCGACCGCCCACGCCACCGCAAGACCACGCGCTGAGCATGCGAGGTGCCAGAGCCGCTCGAAAAGAAGAAAAACCGTCCCGGATATGAGGGCGAGGCAGAGCGGCGAGAGCGCAAGCGAGCGCGCGACGCCATCAACGGCGCGATCCGTTACGGCACCATAAAGAAGGGCCCATGCCGTCGGCAAAACACGGGCCAGGGCGAATGCACCGGCCGGATCATTGCCCACCACTATCGAGGCTACGACAAGGCCAACGCGCTGAAGGTTCACTGGTACTGCGACCACCACCACACCCAGGTGCACCACGAGCTCGGCGATCGGGCGCACTACAAGAAGGCGACGAGTTCGCCGACCCCCGCGAGCTTCGTCGAGCTCGTGCGCGCGCTCGACTTCGGCAAGCGGGTGCACGGCCGGCGCTACGTTCACGTCGACGCGCTGAAAGGCACCGAGCTCGCCGACGTCATCGACGACGCGCTCTCGAAGCATGGGCTCGACCTGCGCGCAGGCGACGGCGACGCCAACGTGATCAAGCTCAGCGAGCGAGAGCCGTCGCTCAAAGTGTCGCTGCTGACCTATCGCTTCTTCGACGAGCTCGGCTACCCTGAGCTCGCGCGCAGCGTGCAGGTTGACCTGGGGACCGGCGAGCACCAGGTGCGATCATACGGGCGCGAGAACCCGCCGATCCTGCACCGCAAAGAAGAGCTGCTGCGCAGCGACGATCCGAGGCGCGAGACATTCGAGAAGCTCACCGCCCAGGCCGAAGCCGCAGGTCTCTTCGACGGCGAGCTGAACACGATCGGCACATTGCGTGGATGGCATAAACGACTCGACGCGAAGGGGCTCAGAGTGGACGGCAACAGGCTACTGACGACGACGAAGCAAGAGGCCGTCAAGCGCTGGCTGCAGAAGCGAGAGAACGTCGTCGGCTGGAATACCGCGATCAGCAGAACGTCGCCCAGCAAGCCGAGCCGCTGGCTCATCGAGCATGGGCTGCTCAAAGGGCGCGTGCTCGACTATGGCTGCGGCCGCGGCGACCTGTCGAAGGCCGAGCCACCGATCCCGAATTTGCAAGAGTGGGATCCACACTGGAGCGACAACGAGCCGAGCGGCGTCTTCGACACCGTCGTCTGCAATTACGTGCTTAACGTTCTGGAGCCTGGCGATGTGAACGCCATCATCGCCGACGTGCGTAGCAAGTTGTCGCCGACCGGCCGCGCGTTCTTCTCAGTGCGGCGCGACATCAAAACCGAAGGCGACAACGGCCGCGGCGGTCAGCAGCACACCGTCGAGCTCGACCTGCCAACGCTCGTCGAGCTCGCCGGCGCCTTCGCGATCTACGAGCTGCGTGCAGAGCGCACCACGACCAAGTCGCAGATGCGTGAGCTGATGCGCCTGGCGCTCACGTTCACATCGAAGCAAGACGTCGCCGACAAGCTGGAAGCGACCACCTTCCAAGACATCGAGCTGCTGATCGATCGGCCGAAGGGCTTCGTGCAGACCGGCGTCGCCGAAGACGGCACCGAGTGGGCTCGAGAGTTTCTCTTCGACAACGGCTTCATTCGCGGCACGCGCGGCGGCGACGGCGAAGGGCTCGACGTCTTCGTGGGCAACCAGGCCGACGCACCGATCGCATATTGGATCACGCAGCGCGACAGCTCTGGCGCCTTCGACGAGTTCAAGGTGATGCTTGGATTCACCAACCAGGCCGACGCGATCGACGCCTACCTGGCGCACGTGCCAGCGGAATTTTTCGCCGGCGTGCAAGAGGTCACGGTCGAGGCCATGAAGGCGCTGCTCGGCCTAGAGCCGGCGGTGATGATACAACAGGGGGCGACCATGAAGGCACTTGACGATCTGCAGGCGGCGGTGACGAAGGGCGACACCAGCGACGAGCTGCGCGAGTCGGTTGCGCGCGAGCTGCTGCTGGAGCTCTACCGAGCTGAGCCCGAAGCAGTGACGAAGTGCATCGCGGAGATCGCCAGCCAGGCCGGCGCCCCGCTGCCGCTCGAAGAGTACCGCCCGCAGGTGCTCGACCTGGAGCGCGCGCACGTCTGCAAGGTGGCTGGCGAGGCCGAGGCCGAAGAGCGCACCGTGCTCGGCGTCGTGCTGGAGCCCGACGTGACCGACAGCCAGGGCGACACCTACGACGTGCGCACCATCAAAGAGACGGCGCACCTGTGGCTGACGGACTATCGCAACATCGGGCTGCAGCACAAGGCGCTCGTCAACCGGCACGTGAAGGTTGTCGAGAGCTACATCGCACCGATCGACATGGTGATCGAGGGCACCAGCGTGAAGGCTGGCACCTGGCTGATCAAGGTTCGGATCGAAGACGACGAGCTCTGGGCCCAGGTCAAGAGCGGCGAGCTCACGGGCTTCTCGATCGCCGGCTTCGCGACGCGCAAGCCAGTGGCAGCCTGACGGCGCAGCGCGGCACAACTTGACCCACTGTGGCAGCCTGTTACCGTTGCCGGCAGGACAGTGGCACAGGCGGCAATCCAAAAAGCGCAGGAGCGCGAAGCCAAGACGAGGCTCACCGACATCATCACGCAAGAGGTGTCGCTCGTCGATATGGCCGCAAACCTGCGCCGATTCATTGCGATCAAGCGAGGCGAAATGCAACCAGCAGACGAGACCACGAAGGACGCACCAGCCGCACCGCAGCCGCCGGCCGCGGCACAGCCTGCGCCAGATGCGCCACCTGCGCCAACCGAGAAGGCGCCACTCGCTCTGCCGGCTGCCGCGAAGCAGACCATGATGGACGGGCTCGCAGGCGTGCTCGAACAGCTGACGGCCGTCGCGACCATCGTCGGCGAAGCCGGGGTCGACGAAGCTGCCGCGGTGCCGCCTGAGCTCGTGCAGATGCTCGGCGATCTGAGCATGATGCTCACCGGCCTGGCCGACCAGTTCGCCGCACCTGCGCCAGCTGGCGAGCCGGAAGGCGAAGCCGCACCGGCCGAGATGGCAACCGGCGACGAAGACGAAGACGGCGAAGAAGACGAAGAGCAGAAGGCGGCGACCGGCGACGACGAAGAGCAAGAGAAGGCGAAGGCCGACGACGAAGACGGCGACGTCGCCAAGGCCGGCCGCAAGATCGCAGGCCGTCGCCTGAAGAAGCTCGTCTCGCTGTCGAGCGAGCTCGCCAAGCTGCTCGAAGAGCTCGGCCACGACCCAGGCAACGTCGCGAAGAGCGCCACTGCTGACGACGACACCGACACCGAGGGCGACGAGCTCGTGGCGAAGGTGGCGAAGGCCGTGCTCGCCGAGCTCGCGCCGCAGCTCGACGACGTGAAGAAGGCCGTCGTCAACAAGACCGACGCTGAGGCGGCGGCAGTCGCGAAGGCGAACGACAAGGTCGCAGAGCTGAGCGCAGCTCTGCGCTCACCAGGCGAGAGCCGGGTGGGCACCAACGAAGGATCGGGCAAAGCGGACGGCACGGTCTGGGCGAACGACATGGCAGCCGACGTGGCGAAGCGACGCTTCGCTGAGGCAGGCTAAGGAGCCGACTAACACAGGCGGCTTCGCAGCCACCACCTACGAGGATTGAACATGGCATCGAATCAAACTTTCATCGAGAAGGCCGACCTCGCCGTCTCTGACCTGGTGACCGAAGGCGGCTTCCTGAACGCAGAGCAGGCTCGCGAGTTCTTCGAGATCATGATCGAAGACTCCGTGCTGATGGGTCTGCTCACCGTCAAGCCCATGACGTCGCCGAGCTTCGAGCTCAGCAAGATGGGCTTCCTGGGTCGCGTTCTTCGCGGCGCTGTCGAGGGGCAGGGCCTGGGCGATGGCGAGCGCGTTCGTCCGAACCTGGGCAAGACCACGCTCACAACGGTCGAGTTCATCGCCGAAGTGCGCGTGCCCTACGCGGCAGTCGAAGACAACGTGGCGCAGGGGCAGTTCGTTCCGTTCGTCATGCAGCTGCTCGGCAAGGCAGTCGCGCGCGACATCGAAGACATCGTGATCAACGGCGACACCGCCGGCGGCGATCCTGTGCTCGACAAGCTCGACGGCTTCCTGAAGCAGGCGACGTCGCTCGTCGTGACAACCGGGCAGACTCGTCTGACCAAGTCGATCCTGAAGCAGATGGCGCAGACGATGCCGTCGCAGTTCTTCCGCGGCTCGCAGGGGATGGCCTACATCACCAGCAAGAATGCGGTGATCGACTACGCCGACTCGCTCGCTTCTCGAGCGACGCCGCTCGGCGACAAGATGCTCGTCGAGGCTGCTGACGCCGAGTACAACTCGACGCCGGTCATCGCGATCCCCAAGTTCCCCGAAGACCTGGGCGGCGGCACGAACGAGACAAACGTTCTCTACTCGGAGATCAAGAACATGGTGGTCGGTATCCAGCGCGACGTGCGCATCGAGACCGATCGCGACATCAGCGCACGAGAGTGGATCATCGTCACTACCGTGCGCTTCGATGCGAAGTTCACGCACGAGCCGGCGGTGGTCAAGGCGACCGAGGTGCTCGCGAGCGCAGGGCCCTAATCCCTAGCAGCTGACACCACATCACAACCACCAACGGACTAACGGAGAAATCACACATGCCTCTCGGAGCAATCACCCCCGGCGCAGCAGCCAATAACGCGAAGGGCGCACAGGGCGCTCCGCAATTCATGGACAAGATCGCGATCGTTGGCCCCGCCAGCTACACGACTGGCGGCGACACCGGCTTCGACGCAGCGCTGGCGACTGCGCTCGGCAAGGTCGGCGTAAACGTTCTCGACATCATCTCTGGCGACTGCGGAGATCACTACGTGGTCTACAAAGACGCCGGCGGTGGAACCCTGATGGTCTTCCTGCGCTCGACTGGCGCAGAGGCAGCCGGGGCAGCGAACCTGGCGGGCTCAACCTTCAACCTATCGGTCGTCTACCAGTAGACCGCTGCGGTCCCAACGGGGCAGCAACTGAAAGGAAGATATGACCGCCATCAAAGCGGACCACTTCGACGGTGGTCAGAACATCAGCGGCAAGGCCAGCACCGGCAAGCCTGGCGAAGACCTGGCCACGATCCTGCGCGAAGGGCTCGTGCTTGTTCCGCAGTGGCTCACCGGGATCACCGTCACGACCCACGTGGCAGTGATGTCGGTGGCAGGCTGGGTGGTCGCAGTCGAGGCGACAACTGCGACGTCCGCGGGCCCGAAGCAACAGATCCAAAGCGGATCGCCAGCAGCAGGATCGGTCGACGTGGCCTATGATGCAGCCGGCATCGCAACGTTGACATTCAACGCCGTCGACGCAGTGACTGCTGCTGCAGTCACACTGCTGCCGACTCCGCACACAGCGCCCTGAGCAAAGGCAGCGCTTGCGCACGAGTGGGCCTGGTGCGTAAGCTACGCGCCAGGCCCGTTCACGTTCAGCACCAGGAAAAGGGAACCCACATGTCAGCCGTTTACATCCGAATCAATCCACGCTGCAAGCGTCAGACATCCGTCGTCATGGGGCGCAGCTTCGAGAAGCGTCGCAACTGGTACGGCCCAGTAGACGACGCAGACCCAGAGGTCGCCAAGCTGATCAAGAAGCTGGAGACCATCAGCGACAACGACAGCAACCCGCACGCCGGCCAGAAGGTCTTCGAGATCAAGGGGCGCACCCAGGCGGCCGACACCGAGAAGGTCGAGAAGGCTGTCGCGAATCCCCGTGGCACGGTCGAGAACCCTGTGCCCGTGCCAGGCAAGCCCACGAAGGCGGCTCAGCCGGCCGCTGAGGCCGCGCCTGATGCAGAGGCGACAGCCGAGCCGACCGAGCCAGAGGCCGAGCCAGAGGCGCCCAAGCGGCGCAGCAGACGGGGTGGGCGGAGCAGCGAGTGATCGACCGGCTGATCAAAGAAGCGGCGACACTGGATCGCGAGGCGCAGGAGATGCACGACGCGTCAGCTGCCGCCGCTTCGAAGTCGGCCACCATCGCCGAGCTCGGCAAAGACCTGTCGCGCCAGTTCGCGAAGGTGGCGAAGGACGAGCTCGGCGAGCTCGACGACGCCCAGGCCAGCCAGCTGCTCGGCAAGCTCGACCGGCTGATGGTCGTTCACGCGAAGCGCTGGCACGACACGTCGAGCACGTGCGCTGGCATGGCGACTGCCAAGATCCAACAGGCCGCGAAGCTTCGCCAGATCGTCGAAGACGACACGCCGGCGAAGGCGAAGAAGACGAAGAAGAAGACGCCGCGCTCCAACGGATCGCAGCCTCGTGATACAAGTTAGGCCATGCAGCGAGAGCGACACCAGCGACTAGGCGCCAATGCGGCTGCGGTGATCACCATCGCGAAGACGCATGGCGTCAGCGTCGACGAGCTCATGGCGTCGCTGGGCGAGGTGGTCGAAGCAGGCACCGAGCTCGGCGAGCACGCTGGGCACCAGGCCGCTGTCGTCGCTCTGGCTGAGATGCCAGCACTCAAGAAGATCACCTGGCCCAAGCGACCGGCAACAGCTGCCGAGCTCAAAGCGCAGCGCCAGGCCGACTGGCAAGCCGACAACGCCGAGCGCGTGAAGAAGAAGCTCGCAGCGCGCGAGCTCGAAGCGAAGCGCCAGGCCGAAGCGGCCGAGCTCGCAGCGGCCGAAGCCGCACCCAACGATCCAAGGGAGCCCGACGAAGCATCTGGATCGCCGAAGCCAAAGAGGCGCCGGCGCAAAAAGTCAGGCTGAGTTAGATGGCTATTGCGGACGATTTCTCTATCGCGGTAAACGGCGACATTCGCTACACGGGCTCTGGTGCAAATCACACCGTGTTGGCGTTCCACGTTTGGATCGGCACGCTGCTCGACGACGCGCAAGCGGCCGGCGACGACCTCGCCGACATCACGACGGACACGATCTCCGATCGCTCGACCGACAATATTCTGGAGCTGAATGCTCCGTTCAACATCGACGACACTGCAGCGCGACACCTGCACGACGGCAGCATCACGCAAGCCGGCGGCGATACCGTCTACTCTGGCCTGAAGGTGCTCGGCGTAGTTGTCGGCGGCACCGAGGTTATGATCGTTCAAGACGACAAGGTGCTGCCGGCATACTGGGGAACGGGCATCAACGTCGACGCACCCAACAACGTGATCATGTCGCTTATGATCAAGAGCCGCGAAGGCGGCGCCGACATCGACGGCAAGCGCATCCTGACCTTCGGCCGCGAGCTCGGCGACACGTTCGCCGAGTTCCCTGTGACGCTCGGCCTGGGCAACAGCGTGTCTGCAATTTCGTCGCTCGCCGATCTGAACAACATCAAGACGCGCACGACGCTCGAGGGTTACACATCGATCGGCGTGATTGAAGGCCTGCGCCTGCTCGACATCGACAACGACACTGTCGACGAAGAATATTACCAAGAGTGGGACAAGGGCACGCAGTCGCTCAACGACACTTTCGAAGTCAGCAAGTGGTGGTCGGCGCGCTCGCTCATCACGCTGAGCGGAGCCGACACCGGCACGAACTACGTCATCGACGACGCCACGATCGTTGGCCAGGCGCAGTCGTTCACCGCGCGCGGCCAGGATGAGAAGCTGACCGAAGCCCGGTTCAATATCAAGATCGGCGCGCTCGCTCCGACGGGCCCGCTCACGGCCGAGCTCTACGCGAGCACGGCCGGCATCATCCCGACCGGCGCGGTGCTCGCCACCAGCGAAGAAGTTCTCTCGTCGCTCATCACGTCGGCCTACACAGAGATCATCTTTCGGTTTAACGACAACGTGACGCTGACGGCGAGCACGCAGTATTGCATTGTTGTCCGTCACCCGGATGGCACCGCGACAGACTACTTCCACGTAGAAGGCGCGGCAGTCGGCTCGGTCGGCAGCGAGAACGCAGCCGAAGAAAACCCCGCGGCGACCTGGACCGCTGCCGCCGGCGCAGACCTCTTCTTCACCGTGAAGTCTTCGCCACTGCTGCACGGCAGAGCTGGCGAGCTGCACCGCGGAGTGACGCACCAGGTCGTCTATGACGGCGAGAGCGGCGGCCCGTTCACCCAGGCGGCGACGTTGTTCTGGGGCACGCGCATCACCTACGACGGCGAGAGCGGAGCATTCGCGCCAGGCCGCTACGTCGAGATCCAACCGAGCGGCGGCGGCACGATTAAGAACGGCGGCAAAATTCTCTTCGACGACACGACTGGCAAGGTGCTCTACGTCGCGCTCGAAAACATCGCGCCGACAGTGGCGCTCGCCGACAACGACATCATCACCCAGATCGGCGGCACAGCTGCGTCGGCCAACAGCACCGCCACTATTCTCGACGACGACAAAGACGGCGGCGAAGGCATTCTGCTGGCGCTCGACGACGACGGTGTGATCGGCAACGTTTACCTGCAGGTGATCAGCGGCAAGGCGCCAGTCGACGAGCTGCGCATCAATGAGACCGAAGCAAAGTTCGCGGTCGTCAATGTGACCGTGACCGGCCGAGCTCTGTCGCAGCCGTTCATCGGCTCGACGACTGGCACCAACTTGATCGGCGCCTACGGCATCGGCTTCGAGACTACCGACGTAGGCGCGGCCGACAAGTTCTTCGACCTTTCCAACCAGCAGAACATCCCGCCCAACAACGTGACGTTTAAGGTCACCGGCATCGTGAGCGGAGAAGACCGCGTGCTGGTAGGACCGCGCACAGGCACGGCGCTGAACAAGGCGCAGTTCACGACCGACGTGGCGCTGACCACTGGCGCAGAGGTGTCGATCTCGATCGCCACTGTGGCTATCCCAACGGACACGCCAGCGACCGGCACCGGAGCCGACACAACGCGCCTACGCGTGCAGCTCGACTCTCTTACGACTCAGGCACGCCTGGCAACTTCGCGATCGCATCGGCCGACTACAGCGGCGCGCTATCGGCGGCTTCGGGCAACGAGGTCTTCGTTGCATACATTGACGTGCTGGCAGGCGGCATCGAAGAAGAGTACACGGCCGTCTACGACACCGATCGTGACCTGCTCGTGCGCGTGCGCGATGGCGGCTCGACTCCGATCAAAACCTTCGAAGGTACTGCGGCGCAATTCCTGACCAACGACCAGTCAGTGGCAGCGGTGCGGCAGAGTGATGCGTGACATCTATGCTCGTGGCCGAGCTTCAGTCATGGGGAACGTGCGGCGCATGCGGCGTCAGCATTTGGGTTGAACCCAGCCCGCACGAGCAGCGCTGCTCGTGCTCGTGCGGCTCGTGCGAGCTCCACGACGACGCGCGTCTGCCGTCTGCTAACTGGGCAGACCAAACCGAAGCAGAGTTTCAGGCCATCGTCGACGCGGAGCTCGGCGAGTGACCGCAGCAGCGTACACGTCAGACCTGACTGACATCTTTCTATTTCAATCGACGACGAGCGTCAGCGCCTACGGCGGCGGCGGCGCGGGGCTCGGGACGGGCGTCGACTTCGCGATGGAAGGAACGCTAGCCGTCGACAAGCAGATCGGCTCGGGTGGCTCTGGCGCCGAGAAGGGGTTTCTATACGACAACACATCCAACTTCACGATCGGCGCCGACGATCACTTCTTCATTTGGATCATGTTGGCCACGCCGGGTACGGCCGACAGCCGTGACAACCGCGGCATCGTCGGGTGTATTGGTGACTCGACGTCGGCGTTCGTCAAGTTCCACCTGCACGGCAACGACACGCTGCCGCTCGGCGGCGGTCGATCCTACGCGCTCCGGTTCGACAACACGACGCTCAGCAACTTTCGCACGCTCGTCGGGTCGCCTGGGACGACGCCATCGTGGATCGGCGGCGGCGCCAACACGACAGCCGCGGCGAAGGCCGCGAACCTGGGCGTTGACGGTGCGCGCATCGGCACCGGCTACGATGTCACCGGCGGCACTGGCGCAGACCCAGAAGCCAACTTCGCCGGCATCGCAGCCGACGACGAGAGCACCAGCGAAGGCATCTTCCAAACCGCGCCAGGTGGATACACCTGGAAGGGCAAACTGCGCATCGGCAACAGCGGTGGCGGTGGCACGCCTTGCGAGTTTCTCGACAGCAACGCGCTGCTACAGATCGAGGACACGAGACACAGTCTCGCTGACTTCACCGAAATGCTGCTGGAGGACGCAGCGTCGATCCTTACGCTCGACCGCGTCACTTTCCTCGGATTAGGCACGAACAACCCCGGCCGGTTCGAGATGATTACATCCGCAGCGACGGCCAACCTTACCGACTGCACCTTTCAAGACTTCGGCGACACGGTGCTCGGCACCGGCGCGACGTTTCTTCGAGTGGCGTGGATCAACGCCGACGTCGTGACCGCAAACGGAGCCGACCTGTCTGGCTCGTCGGTGTCGGGATTCGAAGGCGCAGACGACACGGCGGCGCTGCTCTGGAATACGGCGACCGATCCCGACGGGCTGCTCGACGACATGACCTTCACGCAGGAGTCTGGAGTCTTCTTCACGCACGCGATCGAGTTCACATCGTCAGCACCGCTCACGCAGACGATCAACGGAATGGTCGCGAACGGTTATCACGCGAGCGACGGAAACGACGACTCGACCTTCCTGTTCGCCGATCGCGGGTCTGATGTCACCTGGACGCTCAACATCATCGGGGGCAGCGGCAACTTTAGCTACAAGAAGGCGCGCGCTGGCGACACGGTGATCATCGTTCTCGACCCCGTCACCGCGCTTGTGCGCGTCACCGATGAGAACGCAGACGACTTCCAAAGCGTGCGCGTGCTTCTCGAAGCCGGCGACGGCACAGGCGACCTGCCCTTCGAAGACACTGTGACCATCACGCGAGTGTCGAGCACCGCGTCGGTCGCGCACACGACTCACGGCATGTCGAGCGGCGCAAAGGTCGCGATCCGCAACTCCGCACAGCCGGAATACAACGGCGTATTCGCCATCTCCAACGTGACCACGAACGCCTACGACTACACAGTCACTGGCACGCCAGACACGCCAGCGACCATCGCCAACGGCAAGGCGGCGATCACTGCTACCGGGGTCGTGTTTGAAGGTCTCACCGACGTGAACGGCGAGATCAGCGCCAGCATGTCCTACAGCGTCGACCAGAACGTGAGAGGCAAGGCTCGCCGCTCTACGACCTCGCCGCTCTACAAGACCGCCGACTTCACCGACGTGATCGACAGCGTCGACGGGCTCACAAAGGGCATTCAAATGATCCGCGACGACTGATGCTATGGTGGGGACCATGAACGACGACAACGCGACCCCGGCAGGCGACAACGGCACACACTACCCAGACTCGCCACCCGCCACGCTCGGCGATCTGAAGAGCATCAAGCGACACCCGCAAATGAAGATCGTTGCGCCGACGATCAAGTGGGGCAAGGACTACAAGAAGTGGCCCATCGAAAAGCGACTGCGCTATGCCGAGCGCCTGGCGTCGACGATGAACCACGCGGCCGACGTGCTGCAGACCGAGCGCAACGAGCAGAACGTGACGATCGCAACGCTCGAGAAACAACTCGCGCAACAGGAGACGGCCGGCACCACCACGCATGAGATGATGCGCGGTCAGCTCGGCAGAGACAACGAAGAGAAGCAGAAGCTCGGCTTGCAGATCGTCGAGCTCACCAAGGCCAACAAGAAGCTACGGCGGACCGCATGCGAAAGCCCGTGCGGCTGCTGCGATGCTTGCGCCAGAAAGTAGGCGGCCTGGGCTATGGCGATCACTGTCGACTGGGGGGCGAAGATCATCAACGTTCCGAAGGCCGACACCGCGGTGGTGTCGGCCGGTCCGCCAGAGATCCGATCGCTAAGCGTCGACGTGCTTCGGCTCGCTCTCAAAGCGCTCGAAGCTAGCGTCGAAGGCCAGGTCTTCGACGACACGCACGAGCACAACACCGAGGTGTTGCTGAGCGGTCTCTTGTACGCCAGAGTCGTTCGGATCATCAACGGCTACACGCTCACCTTCGAGCCTGGTGCGTACACAGTTGTGCTCACCAGCGCGAACCACAACATCGCCGACGTGCAGAACCAGAACGGCGTCGGCATCGTCACGCAGAACAGCGCCGGCCTGATCAACAACAGCACCGAGCTCGCCGAGATCCTGTTGAGCACGATCTTGTCTACGTACACCGCGCCGGGAACGTTCGGGCACTCCGCGCTGCTCGCACTGTACCGAAGCCAGCACGGCTTGGCCGTTTACTGGGATGATGGCAACGGCACAGCCGGCCAAGTGCCAGGCGTCAACGGAACCTACCTCAGCCCGTGCGACACCGAGACGGATGCGCGCGCGGTGGCCGACGCGCTCGGCATCCGGGCGTACATCTTTGGTCCACACGCTGGGTTCCCCCTTCTGCTCACCCTCGACCATGAGCATTGGTCGTTCTACGGCCAGTCGGAACAGGGGCAGGACTTCCCGTTCTTGGACGTCGGCGGTGTCAGTGTCGACCAGGGCTACTTCTCGCACGTCTCACTTAGCGGCGACTTGGGCAACAGCTGGATCAACGTGGTCGACAGTTTCGTGCAGGATTGCACCAACGTCTACGGCCGCTTCAAAGACTGCCAATTCTTCGGCAACTTGGTTGTGTCGGCCAACGTCAACATCCTCAACTGCATGGTGGCGAACGCCTCGACCACCATCACGCCGACGCTTCCCGCGCCGCTGTTCCTTCCAGACGGGAGGATGTTCGCGAGCTTTCACGATTGCAGCGGCAACTGGGTCATCGGCGGATCGACGCACTCTGGCACAGCGGTCACATGGTTGGCTGGGAGCGGCAGCGTTCGCCTACTCGCAACGAACACACAGGGCACGTTCGTTATCGACGGCGACCAGCGAGTCATCAATGAAACGACGCCGGCCGCTGGGCTCACCATCATCACGAACAATCAACCGCATGTGCTCGACAAGTACAACGACGGCGAAGGCCTCGCCGTCCACTTCGATTCCGTCGCCGGTTTCGCTGGCCAGGTGCTCGGCGTCAACGGAACGATCGACAGGCCGAGCAGCAACGAGACGGACGCGAAGGCCATCGCCGACGCGCTAGGGATCAGAGCTTACGTGTTGCGCGATGGCACGTTCACCGCGTCGGTCGACCACACGGACTGGCTGTTCCGTGGAGGCGTGGGCGGCTACTTCGGCTTCCTGCAATTCGACGGTGGTGGCGGGGCCAGCTTCGCGGGGTCAAAGGTCGAAGACCTCGCGTGCAGCGGGGATGCTGGTGCTAGTTACATTTGGTTCGTTGGCGCGCTTGTGAACGCTGTGACGAATCTGCAGCTCGCAGACCTGTGGAATTGCCAGCTCTCCGGCATCAATAAAAGCAACGCAGGGATTCGCCTCCTTGATTGTAACTCCGGCTTCGGTGCCTTTGCGCCGTCCATCGAACCGCACACACCGGGCTCCACCTGTGCTGTTACGACTATCAGATACGGCGGCACACTTACTTTGCTGGGCATTGTCGGAACGGGCATTGAACACGACATTGGATTTGCCCACGGCAACCTCACGCTCGACGCGACAGTCACACAAGGTGACTTCACCTACTCGGGGAATATTCGCATCATCGACAACACGACTCCCCAGGCCGGCCTGAACCACAACTTCGACGCGGTCACACAGGAGCTTGTCGACGCGACGCTAACAGCAGCACACGACGCCGGCTCGTGGGCTGGCGGCGGCGGCGGTGGCGCGGCCAACATCCTTGGCGACTTCACGATCGGCGCCGGCGCGACCGCTTCGGTGATCCCAACCGACGCCACCCAGGCCGACAACTTCTTCGACGGACAGCTCGCTCTCATCACAACAGTGGGCGGCGAGCTCGTGAGCCGCAGCGTGCGCATCTACTCCAACGCAGGCGGCACCTTCACGCTCTCGCCGGCGCTTCCCATCGTGCCGAGCTCGGGCGACAACCTGAAGGTGATCGCCTGGTCGCCAGAAGATCCCGTCGTCGTTGGCGGCGGCGTGCAGTAAGATGGGCCCATGGCGAGCGTAGCGCGCGGCGAGACCATCGACTGCAGCAACTCCAAGCTGGACGTCTTCACGAAGGTGAACGGGGTCAAGGTCGACGTGTTCGCGCTGAGCTATCGCATTCTCGACCCGCTCGACGCCGAAGTGGTGAGCTCGACGGCCGTCGACGTGGATCAGGACTGCCCAACAGGGCAACGCCTGGGCGTCGGCAACTACGTGATCACCAGCTGGACGGTGCCAGTCGGGCAGCTGCTCGGCACGCATAAGCTGGAGTGGACGATCACGCTAGCAGTCGGCGTGGCAGCGACCTTCTTCGTCGAAGAGTTCGAGGTGCTGACAGTCAGCGGCGCAGCCAGCGACGGCTATGTGACCGTCGGCGAGCTCAGAGCGGAGGGCTTCCCTGACGAGTCGGCCGGCGGCATGAGCGACGCTGACCTGGCGACGCTGATCACGCGCGAGTCGCGACGCATCGACAGGCTCACCCATCAGTGGTTCGAGCCGCGCAGCCTGGTGCTCGCGCTCGACGGCTCTGGGCACCGAGCTCTGACGCTGCACGTTCCGATCGTCAGCATCGCAAGCATTACAATTCTGGAGAGCGCAGAGGTGCTCGACGCAACGTCATACCGAGTCTACAACCGGCACCTGACGCAGCAGCTCGTCGACCCAGACGACCGCACCGATCCGCGCGTCGAGTTCGCGCAGCAAGATGGCACGGTCGGCGACATCTTCCAGCGCTTCGGGGCTCGAGTGTTTCCACGCGGCCAGCAGAACATCGAGCTCGACGGCGTCTTCGGCTACACCGATCCGCCTGGCCCCGTTGGCGTGACGCCAGAGCTCATCAAATACGCAACGCAGCTTCTGGTGATGCGCAACTTCGGCAAGGTCTGGACTGACCAGGGTGCGATCTCTGCAGCCCAGGCGCAGTCGCGCGTCGCAGCCGAGCGCACGCGCGACCAGCAGATCAACTACAAGTCACCGCGCGAGGCCGGAGCCTACGGCTACCTGACTGGCGATTCCGAGATCGACGGCATTCTCGAACACTACATGGCGCCGCTTAGCATCGGCGACACGAGCGGCGGACTGTAAGCCATGGCGCGCGGCCGTCTCATCTTTCCGTTTCTGGCTGACATTCGAAGGCTAGACACCAGCGCAACAGAGAGCGCCGAGCCGCCACCCGACACCGGCTACGACACGCGCTTTCGTGCGCCACGCATCGACTACCCAGTGGGGCAAGACGGACCGCGCACAACGACCCAGCGCTACCTGCCCCAGGTGCTCGTGCCGTGCCAGGTCGAGCCGTTCGCCGAAGACCGTCAGCGGCAGATGCCGAGCGGCAACGTGCCAGACGCGAGCATCCTGCTGGTGTTTCACTTCGAGTCGCTCGAAGGCCTGGGCCTGGTAGACACGACGACCGGCGAGCCGCTGATCCGCGTGAACGATAAGCTCGTCGCGCTGCTGCATCATCGCACGCGTGCAATGGTTCACAACTTCGCCAAGCGCAAACCGCCAGGCCTGTTCGCCGTCGAGTCGCGCGGGCAGAGCTACGGCCTGACGAGCCTAGAGCGGAACCTTCTGCTCGTGCCATTCAACGACCGGCCGCAGGGCTTGACTGGGCAGCCATGACGATCCGCGTCACGCTCACGCCTGGCTGGCACAACGGCGAGCGCATGATGCGCCAGTTTCCGAAGCTGTTCCCGATCGCGATCAAAATGGCGCTGGTGCAAGAGGCTCACTTCATCCGCAATAAAATGGTGACGTCGCTCAGCAGCGGCTGGCCTGGGCACTCGCCGCTAACGCTCATCATCCGCCGAGCTCGCGGGAGCTCTGGCGGCAAGATGCTTGTCGAGAGCGCGTCGATGCGCAACGCGATCACCGTCGTGCCCATCGCCGGCGGCGTCTTCGTCGGCGTGAAGCGCGGGCGCGGCACCGGTCGCGGCGGAAAGGACGCCGTCGACATCGCGAAGATCCACCACACCGGCGCGCGCGCCACCCAGGTGATGACAGATCGCCAGCGTCGCTTCTTGTTCGCCATGCTCAAGAAGGCAGGCCGACCGCCGAACCCGAAGAACCCAGGCGGCGGCGGCAAGGCTATGAGCATCTACATTCCGCCCAGGCCGTTCATCACTCGAGCCCTGACGCGCCACGCGCTGCCGGCGATGCTGCGCCCACGGCTACGTCGACGCGTTGCGAAGAACATGCGAGGCCTGATCGGAACATGAAGCCAGCGATCGCCAGCATCACGCCGAGCTCGGGCCACTCTGGTGGCGTGCTCGTGCAGATCATCGGCTCCGACTTCCGTCTGCCGAGCTCGGACATACCAGACACGCAGCCGGCGCCAGCTCCACCCGATACAGTCGAAGTGCTCTTCGGCTCGACCACGTCGCGCGAAGTGCTGGTGCAGAGCGCCACCGAGCTGCACGTGCTGAGCCCCAGCTTGGATCCCTTCCAGGTCTCGACGGTCTTCACCGCAGACGCTGGCACCGACACGCTCACCGCGGCCGACCACGGCCTGCCCAACGGCCGGCGCGTCGCGCTCAGCGTGGCCGACACCGAGACCGAAGCGCTGCCGCTCGGCCTGGTCGCGCTCGACGCCAACGAGAACCCCCAGGCCTACTTCGTGGTAGGCGCCACGACCAACACCTTCCAGCTGTCGCTGACCGTGGGCGGCGCTGCCGTCGACTTCACCGACAACGGCACCGGCACGCTCACCGCTTCGAGCGACGGCTACCTCGACGTGACCGTGCGCAACCTGCGGCAAGAGCCAGCGCGCGTCGCCAGCGTGGCCGAGCTCTTCGCGCTCGCCGATGGGCAGACGCTCGATGTCGTCGTCGACGAAGGCCAGGCCCAGCAGGTGGTCTTCAATACCGCCGAGTTCGCCGCCATTGGCGCAGCCACGGCCGTCGAGGTGGCGGCGGTGCTGAACGCCGAGCTCGCCGGCATCAAATCGACGGCGAGCTCTGGCTTCGCCAACCTGGAGACCGACAGCGAGGGCACGAGCTCGGCGATCGAGATCACCGGCGGCACCGCGGCTGCTGCTCTGGGCTTCCCCGCTGTGGCCGTCAGCGGCACCGAGACGCTCGAACCTGTGCCAGGGGAGTCAACCACCCAGGCCAACGCCTTCGCGCCGCTACGGCCCGACCTGAGCCAAGAGAGCCACCTAGCGACGACGGTCGGGCAGCTCATCCTTGAGCTACGGCGACAGGTGATCGAGAACGTCAGCTGGACAACGCACACCGACTACGACGAAGACACCGGCGACACGCTCAACTTGACCTACCTCAGCGAGCTGCCGGCCGTCGTGCTCGCGGGGCTGAGCGCACCAGAGAATCGCGAGCACGCTATACACGAGCCCGAAGACTTCGCGATCAATGATCCGACTGGGCCCGACGGCGACTTCTACACGACGCGCGCGCCAGTCGTAGTCGACCTCGAAGGCACGCTGGTGGGCGTGACCGACAACGATCCGCAGCTGCTCAACATGCTGCAGGCGGTGCGCATCTTCTTCAAAAAGAACCCGTTTCTCTACGTGCCGCGCGAGTTCGGCAACGCCGACGCAGGCGAGATCAAATACGAGCTCGAAGGGCGCATGAGCAGCGAGGCGGTGATCTCCCCGCAGGGCGACAACAGCAACGTGCAATTCTTCGGCTTCGACTTCCGCGTGATCGGGATCAGGCTCGAAGATATGCCAGGCTTGCCAGCTGGCGAGGCCGCTGGGCTGCCGAGCTCGCAGCCTGCGGAGCCCGTGATCAGCGTGGGCAAGACCGCCGACTCGACCTCGATCAGCTTCGTGCCGAAGAGCTGACACACAAAGGCACAGCGCGGCGCAACTTGACCCAAACAGGCGTGCTGGTATCGTTGCGACGTGGCACACGCAGAGAAGCAAGGCGCATCGGTAACTCTGAAGAACAAGAGCCGGCAGATGCTGGTCTTCAATCTTCCCTACCAGGTGCTCGGCTCGGGCTACATGCGGCGCCAGGTCGTCGGCTCCCTGACCTGGGTGCACGACCAGAAGCTGAAGGGCCAGGTCAAGCGAGCTCGCGGCGGCAACAAGCGGCTAAGCGAGAGCATGCGTCTGCTCGGCAAGGGCAAGACCGGCGACACCGCCACCGGGCTGCCGCCGGCGATCGTCCGCTGCCCCGATGTGGCCGGCGCGATCAAGGCTGGCCTGGTGCAGGTGATCCAGCTCACCGCCGAGCAGAGCTCGAAGCAGAAGACCGAGCTCGAAGCAGCGGCGAAGAAGGCAGCCGCTGCCAAGAAGGCTGAGGCCGAGCGACTAGCCGCAAAGCAGAAGGCGAAGACCGCCGCGGCTGTGGAGGCGCTCGAAGCCAAGGCGGCGAAGAAGGCGAAGCCAGCGGCGAAGCCTGCGCCCAAGAAGACGACACGCAACACGGCCCAGGCCGACATCAGCAACGACTGAGAAGCTGAAGAGGGAATAGCAAAATGCCTGGTCTCGCATCCGAGGTAATCACCCAGCAAGAGGCGCGCGTTATCCGCCGCATTCCAGCCGGCGCCGTGCTCGCGCTCGCCATGCTTGGCGTGACTGAACGCGGCCGCTTCGGCGAGCCTGTGCTGACGCAGGATCTGCCAGAGTGGCAGACCGAGTTTGGTAGCTTCACCGCCGAGTCGGTGATCAACGAGGCGCGCGCGTTCTTCGACAACGGCGGCACACGGCTCTGGCAGTCGCGCGTCGTGCATGTCACCGACAGCACCGACCCGCTGACGAAGGCGAGCGCTGCCGCGACGCTGAACCTGCTAACCGCGGTGCTCGGCGCAACGTCTGGCACCGTGCTGGGCACCAACGCCGCACCGTTCGATCTCGAGCCTGGCGACGATCTCGACATCGCCATCGACGCCGGCGGGCCAGTGACGGCCACGTTCACCGCGACACCGGCCAGTGTGACTGGCACCACCACCGAGACGTTTGTGCTGGCCGACGGGTTTACCCTGACCTGGCTGCTCGACTCGGGCCTAGCCCGGTCGGTCACATTCCTGACCGCGGAGTTCGCGGCCATCGGCGCGGCCACCGCGCTAGAGGTCGCGGCAGTGGTCAACTCCAAGGCGGCCGGCATCAGCGCCGACGTCAACGCCGGCGCGCTTCGGATCACGAGCGACCTGCGCGGCACTGATTCCGACCTGGGCACCTTCGCCGGAACGTCGGCAACGGTGCTAGGCATCAACACCGAGAGCGACACCGGCACCGGCAACGTCGCCGACATCGACGCCGTGACTGCGGCAGAGGCGATCACCGTGATCGGCACCGCTGTCGGCGGCGCTGGCAGCGTCACCCAGGAGAGCGGCGCGATCCGAATCACGTCGGCAACGACCGGCGGATCCAGCGACGTGCTCGTGCAGGCGAGCTCGACGGCAGACGACGAGTTTGGCTTCGACAACGCCACGCACATCGGCGCGGCGGCTGGTGCAGTGGCCACGCTGCAGCTCGACGGCAAGACCGACGGCGACTACGGCAACGAGCTCAGCATCGAGATCGCTGCCGCCACCAGCGGCGACGCTGACGAGTTCAACCTGAACGTGATCCGCAGCGGGCTGACCGTCGAGAAGTTCAGCAACCTGAGCATGACCGACGCCGACGCCAACTACGTCGAGCTCGTCATCAACAGCGGCGTCGACGGACAGGGCCCCAGCAACCTGATCGCGGCGACGGATCTCGACGTGGTGCTGCCAAGCCCGAGCGACATCCCGGCGACCGGCACGCTCGGCCCGATGGCAGGCGGCGACGATGGCCTGGGGTCGCTCGTCGACGCCGACTACATCGGCGGCTCTGGCGTAAACGGCGAAGTCGGCCTGCGCACCTTCGACGTCACCGACGACCTCGACGTGCTCGTGGTTCCTGGCCAGGCGACCAGCGGCATTCACAACGCCATGGTGACCTATTGCGACATCAACCGCGGCGGCCTGCTCTTCGCGGTGCTCGACCCGCCAGCCAACCAGACTGCGGCGCAGATGGTCACCTATGTGATGACCACCGCGAGCCTGTTCAACCTGACCGAGAACGCAGCCATCTACTGGCCGCGCGTCAAGATCGCCAACCCCAGCGCCACGGTATACGGCACCAGCGAGACGCTCACCGTTTCACCGTGCGGCCACATTGCTGGCATCTACGCACGCACCGACGCGAGCAAGATCGGCGGCGCCTTCGAGCAGCCTGGCGGCACCGAGAACGGGCAGCCGCTCGGCGTCATCGGCTTCGAGACCGACGAGGTGCTGAAGAAGCCCAAGCGTGAGCTCGTCTTTCCCGCGAACATCAACCCGATCTCGCGCGAGAAGGGCACGCCGATTTTCGTCGACGGCGCGCGCAACTTGGACATCACCGGCAACTGGCCGAGCGTCGGACAGCGACGCGGCGTGCAGTTCGTCGAGAAGCGTTTGATCCCCGGCCTGGCATTCATCCGCCACAAGAACATCAAAACGAAGCTCTACGAAGAAGGGAAGCTGACCGTGCAGAGCTTCCTTCTGGAGCTCACACAAAACGACGCCTTCGCTTCGAAGAAACCGAGCGAAGCATTCAGCGTCGATTTCGGGCCAGGTCTGAACCCGCCGAGCGTGGCGGCCAGCCGGCAAGTGAAAGCGCGCATCGGACTGGCCACCAGTGTGCCTGCCGAGTTCATCACCCTGATCATTGGGCCCGACAACCAGGCGCTCGAAGAAGAGCTCGCGGCTCTCGCTGCGTGAGAGGATCTGACACATGACCGTCACCGGAGAGCCACGCCGTTACGACAAGAAGTTTCTCTACTCGATCGAGATCGCCGGCCTGACCGTCGCTCACTTTCAGAGCTGCAGCGAGCTCAGCTTCGAGGTGGGAGTGGTCGAGCAGCACGAAGCTGGCCTGATCAATGTCGCCGACCAGTCGCCTGGAAAGGTCAAGTTTCCCCCGATCGATCTCGCCATCGGCGCCACCAACGATCGCGAGCTCCACGACTGGGCGATTCAGGTAATCGACGCAGCCGCCAACACCGGCGAGCCTGACGACGAGTACAAGAAGACGATGGCGATCGTGCAGCGCGAGCGCGATGGCAGCGAGAAGAAGCGTTACAACTTGTTCAAGGCCTGGCCGTTCAAGTATGTGGCTGGCGACTGGGATGCGACCGCCGAAGAGAACGTGATCGAGTCGATGTCGATCACGTTCATTCGCTGGGAACGTCAAGACGCAGCCTAGCCAAGCGGCACCCAGGTCGGCTAAGGTTCCACACCGAGCAACGTTAAACGCTCGATGAGGGAACCCGTATGTCGATCAAGATTGTATGCCCCAGCGGCTTCGCAGGCGAAGCGCGCCGCTGGAAGGGGCTCGAAGTTATCAAGCTCGCCGACTCGCTCGAAGACGACGAAGACATCCCAGACGGCGGCATGAGCCACCTGCTGCACGGACCGTGGGAGACGACGACCAACACCGGCCCCTATCGCTTCATCACCGAAGGCACGACGAAGCCCGACTGGTCGCGCATGCTCAAAGGCGACATTCTCGGAGCGCTCTACCAAATGCGGATCGGTAGTTTCCGCGATGGCGCCAACTACGATTTCGACTTTCAATGCGAGCGCCCCAGGTGTCGCAAGGGAACGCCCTGGACGATCGACCTGCACACAATTCTCGAGCGCGAGCAGAAGCTGCCGAAGGAAAGCTTCGACGCAATGCGTGAAGGTGTCGACCACCGCACGACGCTCTTCGACGGCACCGAGCTCAGCTACAAGCTCGGCAGCACAGCGATCGAAAAGGACATGAACGCGCTACGCAAGCAACAGGTCGCGCGCGGCGATCGTCTCAGCAAGACCAGCGGAATGATCGACGCCATCGCGGCGCAGGTCTCGACCGTCGCCGGCGCTCGGCTCGACATTCGCGAGCGCTGGAAGTGGGCGAGCGAGCTCGACCTCGACGACCTGATCGACATCGCCGACAAGATCACCGGCAGCGACTGCGGCTACGAGACAGAGATCGAAGTGAAGTGCATGCACTGCAACTGGGTGCAGGGTCTCGACCTCCCTTTAGGAAAGAGCTTCTTGGTTCCAACTCGCGGCCGCCGATCCAAGAAAGCGGATCACGCGGACCCCTCGACTACGGATCAGGAATCGACCCCGGCGGACTCCCCGAAATAATCCAACCGCGCACCGCGCACGGCTATCTGATGCATGTGCTCTTCGGCAAGTGGGTGCAGCCTGCGCACCTGCTCGAAGCAGAGCATCAACTATGCTGGAGCCAGCACGGCGGCTCTGGGTACAGCTACACCAGAGCCGACTTTCTCGACATGACTGTGCGCGAGATCGCCGACCGCACCGACCGAGCTCGGGTAGCGCGAGCTCAGATGTCCAAGGCCATGAAGAAGGCACAGAAGGCTGCGAAGAGCTAGCTCTGCTATATTGCGCCCATGGCTCTGAACGCGCTCGGCATGGGCATCATCTTCACGGCGAAGGATCTAGCATCCGCCACCGTGACGCGGCTCAACGGCCGGATGACCACGCTGACCGGCACGACCAAGCGGCTCGGCCTGGTCGCGCGTGGAACGATGCGCACGTTCAAGGTCGGGCTTGCGTCGATGGCTGTCGGCCTGGTCGGCCTGGCTGTCATCAACAAGGTGACGAAGGCGACGGCAGACTTCGAGGTAGGCCTGGCGAAGGCAGGCCTGATCATGCAGGCCAGCACCGAGGATCTGGCAGCGCTAAAAGAGGCGGCGATCCAGGCTGGGATCAAGACGCAGTTTAGCCCGAAGGAGGCGACCGAAGGACTGGGCGACCTGGCGGCGCAGGGCTTCAATGCGACCGACGCGATCTCTGCTCTGAACCCAGCTCTCGACCTGGCAGCCGGCGGCCAGATCAGCGTGAGCGCAGCAGCCAAAACAACAGCGGCCACGCTGAAGGTCTTCGGGCTCGACGCCGACCAGGCAGCCGAGTCGGTCGACAAGCTGCTGCGCATCAGCAACGCCACCGCACTGCAGGCCGGCGACCTGCAGATCTCGATCGCCAACGTATCGCGCGGAGCCATCGCGGCGAAGCAGTCGCTCAACGAGATGCTGCCAGCGCTCGGCCTGGTGAAGAACAGCGGCGTCGACGCCAGCGTGGCTGGCACGGCGGTGAGCTCGGCGCTGCAATTCATGGGCAAGAACGCCGACGCGATCAAGAGCAAGCTCGGCGTAGCGATCACCGATTCGACTGGCGCCTTCCGACCGTTTCTCGACATCGTCAACGAGTCGCGCATCGCGCTGGCCGAGAAGTTCCCCGACGGCGCGAAGCGGCTCGCCGCCGGCGTGAAACTGTTCGGCCGCTTCGGCGTCGGCGCGATTACATCGATCAGCGCACAGCTTGAGAAGGGGATCAAAAACTTCAATGGCGACATCGTCAAGGGCGCAGAGGCTATCGAGTTCCTGCGGTCTTCAATGGTCGGCGCGAAGGGCGCGGCGAAGGCGTTCAAAGACGGGCTGCTCGACACGCTCGACGGTCAGAAGAAGCTGCTAAAGGGCTCGCTCGAAACGCTGGCGATCGTCGTCGGCGAACCCCTCGCCAAGGGGCTGCGCCCGATCGTCGAAGGGATCACCGGCGCCATCAACAAAGTGATCGTGTTCATTACCAAGATGGATCCGAAGACGAAGGCCTTCTTCGGTCGCGTCGTCGTCGGCGGCTTCGCGCTGCTCACGTTCGGCGGCGCCATCCTGACAGCGGTCAGCGCGATCGGTTTCATCCTGCCAGCACTGAAGGCCGGCGCGGTGGCGATCGCGAGCATGACCGCCGGCATGCTGCCCTTCATCGCGGTGGCTGCGCTCGTGGGCGCAGCGGTGCTCGCACTGAAGCACGCCATCGACAACAACATCGGCGGCATGGGCGACAAGTTTCACCGAGCCTTCGACGCGATCAAGCTGGTGGTCAGCGGCCTGAAGCAGCTCTTCTCTGATGGCGGCTTCTCTGGCGCTGTCGCCGACGAGCTCGGCAAGGCCGAGAACGCTGGGCTCTTGAAGTTTATCTTCGGGGTCGAGAACATGGTGATCGCGGTCAGGGGCTTCCTGTCTGGCATCGCCGAAGGCTTCGAGGCCGCCATGCAACAGGCAGCCCCAGTCTTCGACGCGCTCGGCTCCGCGCTCGACGAGCTCGGCAAAGCCTTCGACGCGATCGGCGGCGGACCGGCCGCCACAATGAAGGAGGCTTTCGACCAGGGCGAAGAGTCTGGCTCGTTCTTCGGCAACGTGATCGGCAAGCTCGCAACCCTGCTGGCTGCAGCGTTCACGATCGGCGTGAAGGTGGTCACCGGATTTCTCGAGGCTTGGAACCTGCTCGCCGCAACCTTCGCACCAGTGACGGCCGCCTTCGGCGAGATCTTCGACGCGCTCGGCGAAGTCGCCGACGAGCTCGGCCTGGCAGGCCAGTCGGCTTCGGAGTCTGGCAGCATCTTCAAATGGCTGGGCGGCGCGATAGCGTCGACGCTGACCCGAGCCTTTCGAGTGGCGGCGCCTGTGTTGCGCGGGATCGCTGGCCTGATCCGTTCGGTGGCGACCGTCTTCGGCGGCGTCGTCGAGGTCATCCGTGGCATATCAAACGGCAGCTGGTCGCAGATCTGGGGCGGCATGAAGAGCGTCGCGGTCGGCGCGGTGAACGCGATCATCGAAGTGCTGGCGGCGCTGGTGGGCGTCGTCGCCGGAGCGATTGACGGCATCGCCAAAATGCTTGGCAAAGAGAGCAACCTCGCGAAGGGGGTCAACGGCATTCGCGACTCGCTGCTGATCGGGCGAAGTGGGACAGGCGGAACGGGCGGCGCCGGCGTCGGAGCCGGCGCAAGCGGCGGCGCACTGTTCACGCCGGCCGGCCCAGCGCTCGCGCCATTCGACCCGTCCAACCCGGCGGCTGCCTTCGGGGTCTCAGCTGCCCCCGCAGTCGCCGCCATTGGGCCCCAGGCGAGCTTCGACCCGACACAGCTCGCATCGGTCGCAGCGTCGGCCGCTGCCCGTGGGGCGGCTTCTGCGCCCCCTGTCGTGGTATCAGGAGACGTGACGCTGAACGAAGAGATCGTCGGCACGATCATGCTCAACGCGTCGAAGGACAACGACAACCTCGACGCGTCGCAGACGAGACTCTGATGACTGACTTTCTCGACGAGTACCCAGAGCGCATGCACATCGTGCACCTGAAAAGCCAGGATAGTGCAAGCGCGCAATACAACCCCACCGAGGTGAACGAGAAGCTCGGCTCGGTCTGGAGCCGTCTCAAAGTGATGGGCTCGACGTCGGAAGAATTGCAATGGGTGCAGACGAAGAACCTGCGCATCAGCTTTACCCTGAAGTTTGACGAGAAGAGCGCGACCGGGATCCGCGTGCCCGACTTCGCCGGCCGACCGGCGCAGCTGTCGCAGGCGCTGCCGACCAAGGTGCGCACGAGCTCGGCCGTTGCGATCTCCAGGCCGAGCGAGAACGTCACCATCACCAGCCGGCGCGGCGTCACCAGCCAGCCGGGGCGCACGCGCCTGGTGCGCAACTTTCTGATGGCGCTGCAGTACCCAACCCGCGGAGCTCAGACGGTGCGTGACGGTGCCCCCTCGCGGCTGCTGTTCGTGTGGCCGGAGATGTGGCGCATCACCTGCCGCCTGGTCGGCATCGACTTCGGCCACAGCGACTTCGGGATCAGCATGATGTCGGCTCGCTTCTCGGCGTCGCTGAAGCTGGAGGTCGACAGCATCGGCCAGCGGCTCACATACGAAGACGTGCTCGAACAGGGGACCATCAGACACGACGCGTCGGTGCAGGGGTAGACCATGCCGCCAGGAAGATTCAGCCGACATCGTTTCACCCAGGCCGTACTGCAGGGCGACGGCCGCCTGGTGCTGACCGACCGCGTGCCGTACACGTTCAAAGACTTCGCCGACAACAGGCGGCACACCGTCAGCCAGGGCGACACGCTGCACGCGTTGGCCGGAGTCTTCTACCGGTCGCAGTCGATCCAACGGCCGAGCGGTCTCTGGTGGGTGATCGCCGACTACCAACCGCAGCCAGTCTTCGACCCGACGCGGCGGCTCGCCGTCGGCCGAGTGCTGCACGTGCCGAGCTTCCGCACATTGTTCGAGCAGATCCTGAGCGAGAAGCGCAGAGCTGAGCATCTCTGATGGCAGAGCGGCGCGACTCGCCAGTCTTCTACGTGAGCGTAGGCGGACCGGGCCACGGCAAAGACCGCATCGAGCTCAGCGATCGCATTCGTTCGCTGACCTACGATGACAGCGAATCAAAGGCGGACAAGTGCACGCTGTCGATCGACAACTTCGACCTCTCGCTGCTCGACTCTCCGATCATTCGCAAGGGCACAGAGATCGAGGTGTCCTTCGGCTACATCGGACGCATGAGCCCGGTGCGGATCTTGACCATCGAGAAGGTGAGCGGCGGCCCGATCCTGAAAGTCGAAGCGCATGACAAGGCGATGGCGATCCACAAGGTGCAGAAGTGCCGGCGGTGGGAGAACACCACGCGCGCGCAGGTTGCCCAGTTCATCGCAGACGAGATGGGCTTCTCGCGCGACGACCAAATGATCGAAGAGACGACCGAGGTGCTCGAACAGGTGACGCAGTCGCGCATGACTGACGCTCAGATGCTGCGCGACATAGCTCGGCGCGAGGGCTTCGACTTCTACGTAGACTTCGACGGCTTCCATTTCCACAAGCGCGACCTTGCACAGAAGCCGCTGCGCACATTCATCTGGTACGTGGACCCAGGCCAGGGCGACCTGCTCAGCTGGAAGGTGAGCGACTACGTCAAGGGCACGAAGCCAGGCCGCATTCGCGCGAAGGGCATTGACCCGCTGACGAAGCAGCGCATCGACGTCGTAGGCGACAACACCGAGGCGAGCGACCGCACAACGCTGGCTGCAGTTCTCGAGCTCGTCGCGCCAGACGATGCGATCGCTGCAGGTGAACCACTGGCAAAGAACCTGGCGAGCGAGTGGTTCATTCCGACGACAGAGAAGACCGAGGCGACAGCTCGGCGGATGGCGCTGGCGAAGTATGAGCGCGCCCAGCTCGAAGCCATCGAGCTCGACTGCGGCGCAGTCGGCGATCCGTGGCTGGTGGCGAAGAGCGTCGTCTTGATCTTGGGCATCGGTGAAACGCTGAGCGGTCTCTTCTACATCAGCGGCGTGAAGCACAAGGTCGGCAGCGGCTACAAGATGAGCTTCAAATGCAAGAGCGACGGCAAGGCCAGCCACACCGTCACCGCCTTCGAGCAGAGCGTGAAGGGCCAGGGCAAGGGCGTGGCGGCGAAGGCGAAGAAGAACGAAGCGGCCGACGACGTGCCACCGCCTACCGGCGTGCCGACCAAGCTCGACCCGACCGGAGTAGCGCCGAGCGGCGCTGTGCTCTTGTATCGCGACACACAGGGGCGCGTTATCAAGCGAGACCCGCTCACCGGCGAGACGGTCTCGGTCGACGGCGCCCCGGCCGGCGGAGCTCGGCCAGGTGTGAGCGGCAACGCAGCCAACCCCTTTGCGCCACCGCCGGCCCTGCCACCCTTCGACCCCAACGATCCGTCAACCTTCTTTCCGACACCGTGACCATATGCCAACCGTCGCCGAGCTCTCAGCCGACCAGCGCTTCCTGACACCCTGGCCAGGCGTCGTCGTAGACAACGCCGACCCAGAGGGGCTGCACCGCGTGCGCGTCGAGGTGCCAGGCCTGATCGACGTGTCGGCCTGGGCTGTCCCTGTCACCAACGGCGGCGGCTCGCGGCGGCGCGGCGCACACATCGCGCCGCACCTGGGGGCGCACGTCATTGTGATGTTTGTCGGCGGCGATCCAGAGTGGCCGATCTACTTCGGCGGCTGGTGGGGCAAGCGCCCCGAAGGCACCGAGGCGCCGAGCGTCATGGCCACCGCCGGAGCCGATGCGCACCGCGTGAGCGTCGTCGAGATCGGGCGCATCCTGGTGACCGTCGACGAGCGGCCGCGCGACACCGAGGCCGGCACCGGTCAGCTCGCGAGCGTGCAAGACACGACGACCGGCGACGAGATCACCTTCGACCTCGAAGGCGCTGGCATGACGATCAAGGCGAGCTCGGAGCTCAACCTGAAGGCCGACGGCGTCGTGAATATTGAGGCCGCCCAGGTCGTGATCAACGGCCGCGTGTTCAGTAACACGACAGGTCGCCAGGTGTGAGGCGCGCCATCTTCGGGCTAGAACGAAGGCCGAAAATAGGCCGATCGGACGCCGAAAACGGTCAAAAAACCGTGTTTTGACGATTCCAAATATTCGGTCGGAGCTA